TGACTTTATACTTGAGGAACTCGAAGAATATAGACAGGCTTGCGAAAACGGAGACATCGTGGAAGTTTTGGATGCTTTGTGTGATATTGCTTATGTTTCCCTTGGGAACGGTACTATGTTACACGGTCTTAAGGATAAGATATGGCCCGCGTATCAAGAAGTACAAGGAAGCAATATGTCGAAGTCTTGCGTATCACAAGAAGAAGCCATGGAAACTGTCACCCAAAGAGCTGAAGAACAAGGTGAGCCATGTCACTTTGAAAAGGTAGGAGAATATTGGGTGGTATATAGGACCCGTGATCGAAAGGTAATGAAGAATATTAACTATTATAGACCTAATTTACGACAATTTTTTACTCAAGAAGAGTTAGATAAAAAACATTAAATAAACGTAGGCTCCCATAGGGAGCTTTCGTATATTTACATAAATAAAAGTTATATAAATGTATAAAAAGTGTTATAAAGGGAGAAAAATCAAAAGCAATATATGGGAAATGCATTTATGGGAATCCGACGGTACCCATCAAATGGTACCATTTGAAGACATTGCTTATATAGAAGATGAAAAAAATTATACTATTAAGGGTATAAATGGTGAACCTTTAAAACCAACAACTAATTGGTTCTACTCAAAAAACCCAGATTATAGACATAAAAATACCCCCAATTTACATTTTCATGATATGAACGCTCATCAAAAATTCCTTATTGAAATGTATGGAACTAACGATGAACCTTCTACAGGACACCAGGAATTATTTTATGATATTGAGTGTGAAATTGGGGGAGCATTAACTGAAGAATATATTGCAAGTGCTCCTATGCCTATTACTTCAATAGCCTTTTGGCACAAACAATCAGATAGTTGGGGGTGTTTAGTATTAGACCCAAAAGGTAAAGTTAAAATAGACAATGACCAAACAAAGAAAGTTGTTGCATTTAAAACCGAAAGAGAATTATTAATGTTTTGGGTAGAGGTTATCCAAGACATTAGACCGGACATATTAATTGGTTACAATAGTGATTATTTTGATAACCCTTACACTTACCATAGAATTTGTAACGTATGCGGAAAGGACATTGCTGACCAAATGTCACCACTTTACGGGATATTACAAGAACCTGTTACTTCAAAAAAATACAGTAAATTTTTCTTTAAACAGAATATGTTTGTTGATATTAAAGGGATTGAGTCTTTAGATTATATTCGTCTACATAAAAAGTATAGCTGGAAGGATGAACCGAGTTGGAAATTAGATGCTATTGGTGAAAAATATGCTGGTATAAAGAAGATTGAGTATGATGGCAATCTTAATGATTTATACGTAGATGATATAAATAAGTTTGTTAAATATAACTTTAGGGATGTTGAAATTTTAAAACTACTAGATGAAAAATTGCAATACCTTGCACTAACTAAAAATATATCCCATAAGGGAAAACACAATTATAGTGAAGTATACTTTAATAGTGTTACACAAGATGGAGCTATATCTGCTTATTTATTAAGTCAAGGGATTGTGCCTAATAATAAAGAATCTAACCCACAGAAAAAACAGGGATATGCTGGTGGGTATTTATTTTGTCCTACTGCGGGTTTGTATAAGTATATGTTTGATGAGGATTTAACATCGCTGTATCCATCTATAATAATGTCTTTAAACATAGGCCGTGAAACTTATAAGGGGCGTATTGTAGATGCTGATGACCGCAATAATAGGTTGGGTCTTAACGACTTAAAAGAACTTGATCCTAAAGAAGAATTAGTGGTTGAAAATCATAAGGGAATACAAGCTAGAGTGAATGTAGGGAGATTAATAACGATGGTTGATCAAAATAACCTAACCCTCTCAGCTAATGGGTCTATGTTTAGTACAGATAGACAGTCAACCCTATCTACTGTATTACATAAGTGGTTTAGTGAAAGGAAGCTTTATAAGGGTAAAATGAAAGAAGCATATAAATCTGGAGATAAAGAAAAAGGTGAGTATTATCATTTAATGCAATATACTATGAAAATCCTTCTTAACAGTTTATATGGAGCTACCGCTTTACCCTCGTTTAGATATGGAATGAATTTTGCCATTTTAAGTGAAGCTATTACTCTAAGTGGTCACAGAATTATACAAGAATCTGCTTTGTGTGCCAATAAGCATATGAATAAAGTTATTAGAAATGAAATTAAATTAGATATATGACATTAAAAAAACAAACTATTCGTAAAAACCAAATTATTACCGTAAATGGTGAAATTATTCCAAAAGAAGAATTAATCTCTCGAAGTGAAGAGTGGAGTGAATCCCAAGAAAAATTTTTTAAAAAGATGCTTAAACAAGGTGGAACCTTTAAAGTAGCAGGAATAAAATATAAAGTAGAATTAATTGAAAGAAGTGATTTAGATTCTAACGGAAATAAACCAGTAACAGTACCACCATTACCAGGTGAAAGAACATTTTAAAAATAGGGTTATGTTAATAGAAATATCAAATGGAGAATTACTAGATAAAATTTCAATTTTAGAATTAAAGTTACTTAGAATTGAAGATAAAGAAAAATTAGTTAATATTAAAAAAGAATTTGAAACACTAAATCCCTTAGTTGTAGATTTATTTATGGGTCATGATGGCCAACTCCAAAACCATTATTTAGAATTGGCTAAAATTAATGGTGAACTTTGGGATTATGAAGATTGGATTAGAGACTGTGAACGTGAAAAGAGATTTGATAAAGAATTTGTAGAGTTGGCTCGTTCTATTTATATTACCAATGATAAAAGATGTGAAGTTAAAAAAATAATTAATTTAATAACTTCATCTGAATTAGTAGAAGAAAAATCGTATAAATGAAATATTTAGAAGAAACACCTTGGTTTATTTGTGACTCAGAAGATAAGAACTATTGTGCTTATGTAGATACTGATTCCAATTACTTTAATGCTGAGCCTTTATTATTACATCTATATCCTAATTTTGAAGAATTTACTGACAATAAAAAGGATAATATTTTAGAAAAAGTAGCACTAAAGTACCAAGATATAATTACAGAACATTATGATAATTTAGCTATAGATTGTTTTAATGTTAAACAATTTGAATGGTTTGAACAACCTCATTGGTTAGAAATGAAAACTGAATGTGTTATCCGTTCTGCTTACTTTAGAAACACAAGAAGATATGCTCAGTGGATTACAAAACAAGAGGGTATTGCTAAAGAGACACTAGATATTAAAGGTTTAGAGTTTATGAAGGCAAATTTTCCACCTATATTAGGAGAATTTTTTAACGGGATTTTAAAGCAAGTACTTAAAGGCGAAAATAAAGATATTATTATAGAACAAATAAAAGCATTTAGAAAACAAATACTTGATGGTACTATACCTCTATCTCAGTTAGGCAACCCAACATCAGTAAAGAAAATATCTAAATATTCTGGAAGAAAACCATTAGCTGGAGAAATATTTACAGAAATTATCCAAGTACCAAGTTCAACCCCAGGAGTTAAAAGAATGTTAGGTGCCCCAGCATCTGTACGAGCTTCTATTAAATATAATGATTTACTTAAATTTTGGGGTTTAGATAAAAAACATAATTTAATCACGGATGCCGATAAGATTAAATGGGTATATTTAAAAGATAACCCATATAAAATTGAAGCTATAGCATTTGTAGAACACGATATGCCTAAAAAGATAGAGGATTTTTTAGCTATTTATGCAGACAGAAAAATGATATTTGAATCTATTTTATTAAATAAACTAGAAGGTTTTTTTAGTGACCTCCAATGGTCGTTTGATATAAATCCTTATGTAAACGCTTTAGAATCTTTTGAAATTTAAAAATAAAAATAATGGTAAATAAAAATTTATTAACTTCATTCATTTCCAAATATTACCTTAACGGTAAATTTAATTCAGTAAAATGGAGAGTTAACGATAATAAATTAGTAGTATATGCTGGTGAATCAGGTAGGGCATGTAAGGTAGAATTAAATAAATTTGATTTGGAAGATTGTGAACTAGGCATCTTTGATACAAATAAACTTAACAAGTTAATATCTATAACAAGTGGTGAACTGTTAATTACTACTGATAGTCTAGGAGCACTATCAAATAAACTTAGTATTGCAGATTTAGGGTTTGATGTAATATACTCTTTATGTGATCCCTTAATTATTCCAAAAATTAAAATGTATAATGACCCTGAAGTTTGGGAAATGGAATTAGAATTAAGCCCAGATGATATCTCAAATTTAATTAAGGCAAAAAATGCTTTATCAGATTATAATTACTTTACAATCAATGCTTCAAAGGATGCTGATGGGATTTTATTAAGTGAATTTACATTTGGGGATGGTAATAATTATTCAAATAAAATACAATATAAGATCCAAGGAAGAATTGATGATGAACTATTAAATGACCCAATCCCATTTGATTCAGAGATATTTAAAAATATCCTCAATTCTAACAAGGATATGATTAAAAGTACCTTTAAATTATCCAAAAAGGGAATGTTAAAATTAGAATTTGAAAGTGAAGATTTAACCAGTATATATTACGTAGCAAGAAATGAGCAACAAAATTAAAGATAGCAACCCTAAAAGCGATTGGGGTACTATAAAGACAGACAAATTTCCTATTAACCCTTCTTATGATAAAAGGGTGTTTATAGTAGACAACTTTTTTACAAACCCATTAAAGGTTAGAGAATTTGCTCTTCAACAATGGTTTCATGATGATGAAGGTTTTTTAGGATTAAGAACTAGAAAACAATTCTTTTGGGAAGGGCTAAAAAATACATTTGAAGAAATTATTGGTAAAAAAATTACAGATTGGGAAAATATGGGTATGAACGCTAGGTTCCAATCCCACAAAGCAGGAATACCAGGTGTTTATCATGCCGACAATCAATCTTGGGCTGGAGCTTTATATCTAAACCCAGATGCACCTTACGAAGCGGGTACCTCATTTTGGGCGCATAAAAAAACTGGGGGTAGACACGCATCTGACCCCGTGCGTATGTTTGATAGCATAAAATGGGTTGATCAGACTCCTTATGTTAAAGTTGATGAAGTTGGAAATATATTTAACAGACTAGTAATCTGGGATGCACAATTAATCCATGCAGCCCCTGTTTATTTTGGACACAATATAGATACAGCAAGATTAACCCAAGTGTTTTTCTTTAATACAGGGAAATAATTTTATATATGTATAATAGAACATAAAATTGCAGCTAGGGCGCGTTGTTATGTTTAAATTAAATTAATCGAGAGCTTCGGCCTCACAAAACTAAATGATATGAGTACATTATTCAATGAACGTACACCGTTCGACTTACTATTCCGTAACCTATTCAAGGCAGACGGCGTTTTCCAACCAACAACGTTTGAAAACAAACAACCACACCCACTAGATATTTTTTATGACGAAGAAGGACTTCATTTTGAAGTTGCCTGTACTGGTCTAACTAAAAAGGATATCCAACTAGAAATTGATGGAGATCTTTTAAAAATTATCTATGATAAACCAACCGAAGAAGAAGAAGATTACACTGGGTATATCTATAAAGGATTAGCCAAACGATCTTTTAACTTAGGTTACAAAGTAGCAGCTAAATTCGAACTTGAGAAATTAGAGGCGGAAATGAAAGATGGTTTGCTTCATCTATTTATTCCAATTGCGGAATCTAAAAAAGCAAAAACAATTAAAATAAAATAAAAGTTTTACCAAAAAAGCGTGTCCTAGCGCAATATTATTCGTATATTCACGTCTAATTAAAAATGTTATAAATGACTAAAAAAAGAAAGTCTATTCAGACTATTACCGACCCTTTACTAGAACCATTCTTTATTACTAAAGATGAATACAGTTTTACTGTAAAACAAAATGTAACTTCAGATTCCTCTCACTTTAGATCTAAAGGGAGTACTGGTAAAACTTATGAAAAATCTTTATATTATTATGCTCGTATAGAATTTGCTTTAGAAAAAATAGCGGAATTACAATTAGGTCTAGAAAGACCCAACAATTTAGATGAATATATTACTAATTATAGAACAATAACAAATAACCTTAAAAATTACATTGATGAAAAACTTAGTAGCATTTTATGATGCATGTATTGTAGAACCCATTGAAACTGAGGAGACAGTTTATGGAAACATTATTGTCCCAGACATGGGAAAAGATACAAATACCTTTGGTACAGTTGTGGCTGTAGGTCCAGGAAGATACACAATTTCCGGTGTTAAACTAGAACCACAAGTGAAAATTGGGGATAAAGTAGTACTCCCAACACAAGGGTTTACAAAACTCCCATTTGATGGACATGAATATTATATTGGTCCTGAAAATCAAGTATTAGCTAAAATAGAAGAAACAGTTGAAGTTGAAGATATTTTAGCTGAAACTCAAATAAGTGAAATAGATGAAGAAATCTTAACTAAATATTAAATAATGGAAAATAAAATTTTATATGGCAAAGATGCCAGAACAAAACTAAAAATAGGAATTGATAAATTAGCTGATGCTGTAGTATCCACATTAGGACCAAATGGTAGAAATGTTGTTATATTTAAAAATGAGATGGAACCACCGCAGTCAACTAAGGATGGTGTTACAGTAGCAAAATCATTTTCATTAAATGATCCTAGTGAAGCCTTGGGGACAATGTTAATTAAACAGGCAGCTATTAAAACCGCGGATAAAGCAGGAGATGGTACTACAACTTCAACTTTACTAGCACGTGATATGATTTCTTTGGGGTTAAACCACTTAGATAGTGGAAAAAATGCAGTAGCCATTAAAAGACAAATTGATGTGGCAACAAAAGAAGTAATAACAGAACTAAGGGAAAACATTTCAGAAGATATCTCTTCAGAAGACCAATTAGAACAAATTGCAACTATATCTGCTAATAATGATTTAGAAACTGGTAAATTAATTGCCCAAGCAATTGATAAGGTTGGTTTAGAAGGTGTTGTACACATAGCAGAATCAAAAACAGGTGATACTTATTTAGAAACTGTAGAAGGGATGCAGTTTGACAGGGGTTATAAATCTCCATATTTTGTAACTGATAATAATTCAATGTCATGTTTTTTAGATAATCCCGCTATTTTAATAATGGATCATAAATTAAACACAGTTAAAGAGTTATTACCAATTTTAGAAGCAGTATCAAGTCAAGGTAAATCACTATTGATTATTGCTGAAGATATTGATAACGAGGCATTAGCTACTCTTATTGTTAATAAAATGAGAGGTACAGTTAATGTATGTGCGGTTAAAGCCCCAGATTTCGGGGATCGTAGAAAATTAATATTAGAAGATATAGCAGTAACAACAGGAGGTCAAGTATTCAGTAAGGATAAAGGAATGAAACTTGATAAATTTAGTTGGGATTGGTTTGGCGAAGCCAGAACAGTAACTGTAGAAAAAGAAAAAACCACAATTGTAGATGGAAAAGGAACAGTGGAGGGAATTGAAGCACGTATTGAAGAATTACAACAACAAATCGGAAAAGCGCAAACCCCGTATGAAAAAGAACAACTCCAAAACAGACTCTCAAAATTTGTCGGAGGAGTAGCTATTGTCCACGTAGGTGGAAATACAGAAACAGAAATGTTAGAAAAGAAAGATAGAGTTGACGATGCATTACATGCTACTAAAGCTGCTATTGAAGAAGGTATTGTACCCGGAGGTGGAAAGGCACTTTTAGTTGCTCGTCAAGCTATTAATTTAGGTAACATTGGGGCTCAAATTGTATTTGATGCTTGTGGTTCACCATTTGAACAAATTCTAAAAAATGCAGGGGTTGAATCAATTGATTCACAAATTTTAGCTCGTGACATTATTAAGAATAATAGCACTTGGGAATCATATAACCTTAAATCTGAATTAGTTGAAAACTTTAAGGAATCAGGAATTATTGATCCAACTAAAGTAACTAGATTAGCACTTCAAAATGCTTCTTCTATTGCGGGAACAGTATTATTAACTGAGTGTACATTAACCCAAGATAAATCATCAGATTCTGACAAAATGGCAATGTTGCAAAATAATGCTCAAGGAGGAATGATGTAATAATTAATAATTAATAATAAATAAAAAAAGAATGACAAAACAAGAAATTTTTGAAATTATTGAAGCGAACTTCAATATTTTAGCCGCAGAACACGTAGGAACTACAAAAGCAAGCCAAGGACGGGCTAGAAAAGCTGCACAAGCTATTAAAAGAGTAATTACAGATTATAAGAAAGCATCTGTAGCAGAATCTAAATAATTACTAATAATTTAATTGGGGAAGCTTGTCTTCCCCCATTATTTTTCGTATATTATGTTTATGGAAAAAATAACAAAAGAAGAGTATATTTTAATTGCTCGTAGAGTACCACCTGGGGATAAATGGAGATTAGTTGCTAATGAACCTGATGGTCCATTACATAAAACTTTAACTGATACTTTAGAGGCATATATGGTAAAAACAGGATTTAAAGGTGAATATAGACTTGCTCCTTTAAAAAGTGAATTATATGCTATATCTACAACAGAAGAAGAAGTAAAACCAGAACCAATTAAACAATATTCAATTTACGGGGAATATGGAAACTAATACATTATTTAATGAAAAATATCGCCCAGTTTCACTTGAAAATTACGTGGGTAGTTCTAGTCTAAAAGAAACTATTTCTAAACAATTGGAAGCTAACGATATCCAAAATTATCTATTTTATGGTCCAGCTGGAACAGGTAAGACTACCTTAGCAAAGATTTGTATTAAAAACCTTGACTGCGATTATCTTTATATTAACGCCTCAGATGAAAGAGGTATTGAAACAATTAGAGATAAAGTATCAGGATTTGCTAGTACAATGTCATTTGAACCTATTAAAGTAGTTATCTTAGATGAAGCTGATTTTCTTACTATTCAGGCACAAGCCTCCCTTCGTAATATCATTGAAACTTTCTCTCGTACGACAAGGTTTATTATGACGTGTAATTTTGTAGAACGTATTATTGACCCTCTACAATCAAGATGTCAAGTATTAAAAATAGTCCCTCCAACAAAAAAGGAAATAGCAATCCATTTAGCTAGCATTTGTGATAAGGAAAATATAAGTTATGAACCGAATGCCATTGGTAGTATTGTCAAGCAATATTATCCTGATTTACGTAAAATGCTTAATACTATTCAAACAAGCAGTAAAACAGGAAAATTAAAAATTGATGATTCCTTATTAATATCTACTAACTATTTGGATGCTATTGTGGAGGAACTTAAAGGTAAATCCCCTAAATTTAATATTATTAGACAAATTATAGCGGATTCAAATGTTGATGACTTTGAAGAAGCATTTAAGTATCTTTTTGATAATGCGAGAAAATATCTCCCTGGAAAAGAAGGTACAGCAGCTATAATCATTAATGAACACCAATATAAATCTAACTTTCGTATTGACAAAGAAATAAATCTAATGTCACTAATTCAAAATTTAATTAATAATAAATAAAACAGTAAATTATGGAACAACCAGTTCAACAACCACAAATTGATTTAAAATCAACAACCGGCCTTAAAAACGAAGAAGGCGGAAGTGTATTTATGTCAGGAGTTATTTTAAGGAAAATTTCTAAATTCGTAGCAGGTACAGATAATGATGCTATTATGCCCATTCCTGTATTTTACGATCCATCAACTAACAAGATTCTTGGGGAAGGAATTCCTGTAGAACTTAGAGAAGAACTTAAGGATGAACTTTGCTAAATGAAAAACATCTTTGATTGGTTAAAAGCAATTAATAACACCAAACCCCCAGTTGAATCCTTTACAGATAAAGACTGGGAGGTTTGGAATAGTTATATGATACATAGATTTTTATCTATGAACCCTGACTACATTGAAGTAGTTAATTATGTTCAGGATTTACCCCCACAGGAAAAAAGAATGATTTATAATGTATATAGAGAATTTATTCCTAAAAATAATAAATGGAGTAAATATATCAAGTCTAAGGTAAAACAACCTAACACTGATTTAGTTAACCATATTAAAGATAATTTTCAATGTTCAAGCAAAGAAGCAAAAGAATATATAACTTTGTTGGATACCCCACAAATTAGTCGTATATTATCGAATAGAGGATTAAACACAAAAGAAATAAAACCATTATTAAAATGAGTAAATTAGTAGATATGTTAAGAACATCTGCACAAGCAGATAAAGCAAAAGCTATGTTATCACTTGAATTATTAGGTAACAAAGCAGTTGGTATTGGAGATCATTCAACCGGAGACTTTTATAAGAATGCTGAAGAAGCACTTATTATGTTAGTAGATGCTGATGATAGATTATCAGCGTTAGATAAATATTTTAATACTAAAGGATTACTAAATGGGTAGTAGTGTAAATGCCTACTTTGATAAGCTAGAACAAAAAATAAACGGGATGGGACATTTTGGTTCTAATGCCCAAGAAATAGAAAAAGTTATGAGTAGTAGAGAAATTAGTGATGCTAAAAGTGGAAAAACAGATAAATATGGAATGGTTAACCTACCAAGTGGAAAAACAGTTCCCGATTTAAATTCAACTCCTATAGAAGTATTTGAACACGAGTACCCAGAATTATCTAATGAGTTTAAAACTATCCAAAAAGAAATGTATGAAATGTTTGCTCGTAAGCATATGGATTATGGTTTAAATAACATTGCTTTAGGTGGGGATATCGTTAATAACAGCGATGACAAACAATTTTCACTAACTGGGTTGTGTATTAGATTAACTGATAAAATATCACGTTTAAAAAACCTACTAATTAATGGTAAATCATTTGTTGAAGGTGAAGGTATACAAGATACATTTATAGATATTGCCAATTATGGAATAATCGGTCTTTTGGTAGGTCGAGACAAATGGAAAAAATAATTTGGCGAAAAAAATCCCAAAAATAGTAAAAGAGATTAGAAATAATCCCCCATCACCTGTTAATTATGCATATCAAAAGAATATTTCATATTCACAGATGTCCATATTTAGAGGATGCCCTTATAGATGGAAACTTCAGTATAAAGACAAAATCAAACGATTTACATCTTCTATACATACTGTTTTTGGGACAGCCATACATGAAGTAATACAAAATTATTTAGATGTGGCGTATGAAACATCATTTGCGGCCGCAGATAGGGAAATTGATATGGAAGATAGTTTCCAACAAACATTTATAGACGAATACCAAAAACAATACAAATCAAATAAAAACGAACACTTCTCCTCTGCTACTGAAATGAGAGAGTTTTATGAAGATGGCATTGGTATTCTAAACTGGTTTAAGAAAAAACGTAGTGCTTATTTTAGTAAAAAAGGCACATATTTAGTTGGTTGTGAAATACCAATTGTAATTGCACCAAATAAAATGTATAGTAACGTATTATATATGGGGTATCTTGATGTTGTCACATACCATGAAGCAACAGATACATTTAAGATAATCGACATTAAAACCAGTACTAGGGGTTGGAGAGACCAAGATAAAAAGAATGAAGACAAACAATTTCAATTATTATTATATAAACAATATTTTTCAGAACAATATAATATCCCCCTTGAAAAAATTGAAATTGAATTTTTTATCTTAAAAAGAAAAGTATTAGATTGGGATGATGAAAATTTAATGTCACCTCATCAAGCTTATAGAGTGCAAACATTTTCCCCACCAAGTGGTAAAATTAAATTAGGTAGAGCAAAAAATGCTATTAATAGTTTTATAAACGAATGTTTTAACTCTAATGGCCAAATAAAAGATACAGATTATCCTAAATCACCCTCAAAATGGAATTGTAACTTCTGTCCCTATAGTGAAGATAAAGAAAACTGTGGTGCAGGGGCACATTTCAAATAATCTATATATATTTATATTATATAAACAACGTTATTAAAAATAAAAATTATGGCAAATGCAAAAAAAATGACACTAACTAGTGTAAAAGTAAAAAGTGATTTATTTGAAAATTTTAAGATAGAATGTGTTAGGCGTAAGTTTTCTTTCCAAAAACTTGCGGATCGCGCTTTATTTTTGTACCTTACGGATGAAGATTTTCGTAAACAAATTACTAACCAATCTAATTTAGAGTTATAAATAAATAAAAATATGAATAAAAGTTTTAAACATCTTCCTAAAGACAAAAGGAAGAAAATCATGTTAATCTGTGATGACATCAGGGTACACTCAGGAGTTGCAACTGTAGCAAAAGAAATAGTATGTGGTACATCACATCATTTTAATTGGGTAAATGTAGGAGGAGCTATTAAACACCCAGAATCGGGTAAAAGATTAGACATTTCTGCATCTACCAATGAACATTCTAATATAGATGATTCATCTGTATTTATTTACGCAGTAAATGGATATGGTACAGCTCAAGAAATAAATAATATATTTCAGTTGGAAAAACCAGATGCGATTATGTTAATTACAGACCCAAGGTACTTTCAACATATATTTAATATGGAGGACCAATTAAGGAAATTAGCACCTATAACTTACTTAAACATTTGGGATGATTACCCAGCTCCTAGATATAACCAACCTTACTACGAAGCATGTGATTTATTAATGGGTATATCAAAACAAACCGTTAATATTAATAAATTAGTTTTAAAAGATTGTGACAATAGTAAAAGGGTATTTAAGTATGTCCCTCATGGTTTAAATGAAAAAGAATTCTATCCTATGTCGACTACCGAAAGAAGTGATGTGGGTTTTAAGACATTCCAAAAATCAGTATTAGGAAGTAATGATATAGATTTTACAGTATTTTTTAATTCAAGAAATATTCGTAGAAAAGCAATTCCAGATACTATGATGGCATTTAGGTCATTTTTAGATTCATTACCAAGAGAAAAAGCATTAAAATGTAGGTTATTATTACATACAGAATTAATAACAGACCACGGTACTGATTTAGGTAAAGTAGCAGAATACTTATTTGGTGAGGATTATGAAGAATGTATTGTTTTTTCTCATAAAAAGCTATCACGTAAAGAATTAAACTATTTATATAACTTAGCCGATTGTCAAATTCTTTTAACATCAAATGAAGGTTGGGGGTTAACTATTACTGAGGCAATGTTAACAGGAACCCCTATTATAGCTAATACTACAGGTGGTATGCAAGACCAAATGAGGTTTGTTGATAGTAAAGGTAAATGGTTTGAACCCGATGCTGATATTCCTTCTAATCATAGAGGTACATTTAAAGAACATGGTGAATGGGCATTCCCGGTTTATCCTACTTCAAGATCAATACAAGGCTCACCTCCTACACCTTATATCTATGACGACAGATGTGCATGGGAAGATGCTTGTGATAGAATAAAAGAACTATATTCTTTAAGTGATGAAGAACGTAGATCAAGAGGAGTAAAGGGTAGAGAATGGGCTATTAGTGATGAAGCAGGGTTTACAACAACCCATCAAGCACAAAGAGTAATAGAGGCATTTGATGAGTTATTTGAGAAATGGGAACCAAGGGAAACATTTGAAATAGTAAATGCAACGGAACATAAAGGAAAATTTTTAAATCATAAAATCACATATTAATGAATAAACCAATTTTTATAATAAGTTGTCCATTTGATACTTATAGTGGGTATGGAGGTAGATCTCGAGATATAGTCAAGGCAATCATTGAAACCGAAAAATACGATGTAAAGTTGTTATCCCAAAGATGGGGAGATACCCCCTTTGGTTTCTGTGAAAGCCATGAAGAATGGAAATTCTTATTAGACCATAAAGTAATAAAAATAGATAACAAACCAGACATTTGGATGCAGATTACAATTCCAAGTGAATTTTCCCCTGTGGGTACATATAATATTGGGTGTACTGCTGGAATTGAAAGTAATTTATGTGACTCTACATGGATAGAGGGGTTAAATAGAATGGATATGAATTGGGTGTCATCCCAACATTCTAAAAATGTATTTGCTGTTACTAAGTTTGAAAAAAGGGATAAGCAAACCCAACAAATTATTGGTACAATAGAAATAGAAAAACCAATGCATGTTATATTAGAGGGGGTAAATTTAGATGTTTATAAATTTTTACCAAATAATGAAGTGTCATTAGATTTGACTTCCATCTCAGAATCATTTTGTTTTCTGTTTGTGGGGCATTGGATGAATGGAAATCTGGGTCATGATAGAAAAAATGTTGGGTTACTAGTAAAATATTTCTTTGATACATTCAAAGGTACTAAATCCCCACCTGCTTTAATTTTAAAATCATCAACTGGGAGGAATAGTTATATGAGTAGGGAAGAATTATTATCTAAAATTCTCAAAATTAAAAAATTATATTTTAAGGGGGTTAAAAACTTACCTAATATTTATATATTAAATGGAGCTCTATCAGACCAAGATATGAATGAGCTTTATAATCACCCTAAAGTCAAAGCTATGGTTAGTTTAACTAAAGGGGAAGGATATGGAAGACCATTAGCCGAATTTTGTTTATCTAAAAAACCAATGATTACTACTAATTGGTCAGGACATACAGATTTTATCGACCCTAAATTTTCAACATTATTACCAGGAACTTTAGAAAAAGTAGATGCCTCTGCCGCTAATCAATGGTTAAAAGCAGAATCACAGTGGTTCCAAGTAGATGGACCTACTACTACAAGAGTTCTTAATGATGTATTTAAAAATTATAAAAAATATATTGTAGGAGGTAAAAAGCAAGGACATAAAATTAAAACACAATTTGATTATGGTAGTATGAGTAAACTAGTTAATACTATTTTAAAACATAACATACCAGAATTTGCAAAAAAAGTAGAATTAACTTTACCTAACTTACAAACACCTAAATTATAAAATATGCAATACGACGAAATAATTGAATGTCCTAAATCGGGCGGTGACTTATGTTACAAAATTGAAGTAAGCGCAGATATAACGCAATATATGAGTTTATCATGTGGTTTTTGGTCCAATACTTTATTAAAGGTGGATTCTGACTTCTATAATGAACAAATGGAAATACTCCCAGAGTTATATAAAGCTTTAGCTTGGTTAGACCTCAAAACCGATTTAATTTGGCTACCTACTAATGTAAATGTTCCAGAATTAGGAATGATATATGCTAGTGGGGCAAACCCAGAAGAATGGGAATGGGTAGCAGTTAAAGCTGTAAAATTAGATGAACCCTTAGAAGACAAAATGGGTAATAAACTTGATTATAAACCAGATATGAAATCAGCAAAATCTTTTAAAGAACGTGATTTTATAGAAGCCCTTGATTATATTGGGGCATTACCACAAAATCCAGAAGCTTAAATATGAAAATAAGTTATGCAATTACAGTATGTAATGAGATCCTTGAAATACAAAAGCTACTCTCATTCCTAAACACTCATAAAAGAGAACAGGATGAGGTAGTGGTACTGTATGACGAAACTAACGGAGATCCAATCATAAAAAGCAACCTACTAAAAAACCCAACAATACAATTTCATTCAGGTAAGTTTGATGGGCATTTTGCAAATTGGAAAAACCAATTAACTAAGGAGTGTAAAGGAGATTATATATTCCAAATTGATGCTGATGAATTACCAAACCTTGCACTAGTAAAAAACCTACCAGCTATATTAGAATCTAATCCTGATAATGAAGTATATTTAGTTCCTAGAGTAAATACAGTAGAAGGGCTAACACAAGAACATATTAATTTATGGAGATGGAATGTTAATGATAAAGGGTGGGTAAATTGGCCTGATTACCAATGGCGTATTTGGAAAAACAAACCAGAAATTGAATGGAAAAATAAGGTCCACGAAGTATTATCTGGTCATAAATCTTATGCTTCACTACCTTCTCAAGAAGAATTAGCTCTATACCACCCAAAAGATATTGAACGCCAAGAAAAACAAAATAACTATTATAACACATTATGAAAACCTTAAACGAAATCTACTTAGAACATTCTGACCCAAACCCTCATGGGGGACATGGAGATAAGGGAACAGCCCACTCATATATTGATTCATATGAAAGATTACTTACACCTTATAGAAATAAAATACCTAACTTACTTGAAATTGGCATAGCATATGGTGAATCTTTAGAGATGTGGTATAAATTCTTTAATGAAAATAAAATTTATGGTGTAGACGTTCATGATATAGAAATATTTAGTGATAAATTTAAACCTGGGGGTTATAGGGAAGATAAAAGATTTAAAATTTGGATTGAGGATGCAACACAATATTCTTTTTTAGATGTTATTGAAGGTATTAATTTTGATATTATAATAGATGATGGTTCACACCGTTTACAGGACCAGCTTCAAACATTTAAAATGTTTAAAAAATCTAATAAAATAAACAAAGGCGGGATTTATATAATTGAAGATGTTGCTAATTTAGATAAGGTAAAACACCTATTTGAAGAATTACATGAAAATTGTGAAGTAATAGATTTACGTAAGGTAAAAGGAAGATTTGATGATGTGTTAATAGTATATAAATTTTAATATATGATCAGTATAATTATCCCAACATACCGAAATCCAGAATATTTAGATATATGTTTAAAGTCATGTATCGAACAACAACATAATGAGAATGAAATTATAGTTGCTGTTGACGGTTTTATTGAAGAAAGTCAACATATTTTAGACAAATACGAAAAAAATATTAGTGTCTTAGATTTAGGTCAAAATCAAGGTATGCAAACAGCACTTAACTTAGGTGTAATGAATGCCACTAATGAAAAAATATTCATTGTAAACGATGATAATGTTTTTTGTAAAGATTTTGATTTAGAAATCGAAACAGATTTTAGTGAAAGAACAGTACTAACATTAAACCAAATTGAACCTACAGGACCTGGTATATTTAACTTCCCAGTTAAAGATTTTGGTCGTACACCTAAAGAATTTAAATATAATGAATTTATTAAGTATGAAGATTCAATTAAAGAAGATGAATTAACAACTGAAGGTGGGATATTCCCATTTGCTATGTATAAAAAATATTATTTGGCTGTTGGTGGGTTTGACACAATGTATAATTCCCCATTTATTTGTGATTGGGATTTTTTCTTAAAACTAGACTTAATTGGGTTTGATTTTACTAGAACATTAGGGGCACATTTATATCACTTTGGTAGTTCAGCAACTAAAAATGGGAAGGAAGCCGATAGATTTAAGGCATCCGAAAACCCAGCAGCACAAACTTTTATATATAAGTGGGGTATTGCACCTCAACTATTTAAAAATAATAGTCATAATCCTAAAAATGGTTTAACTATAAAGGGTATAAAATTTAATTAATGAGGGTAATATATAGAATATCAGATTCAGGTTATAATAAAGTCAAACCTGATTATATAAATAATGAAAATTGTTTAGCTAATGCTACTAAAGAATTTGATGATTCCATTTGGAGTGTTATAGCAGATAATGTGTCTGTAGATACTAATAATATGATCCAAAAATATGTAACACGTGATTGTATTTTATATACTGAAAAAGGTAATGGGGCTGCAACATTTAATATAGCATTAGATGAAGCTTTAATGTATGATGATGATGAAATTATTTATTTTATAGAAAATGATTATCTTCATAAACCTGGATCTCAAAAAATAATCCAAGAAGCATTTGAATTAGGAGCATCATTTGTATCACTATATGACCACCCAGACAAGTATATTGGACCAGAACAGGGGGGTAACCCATATTGTAAGGGAGGAGCAGAAGATACTAGGGTATATAAAACAGATTCCGTACATTGGAAGATAACAAATAGTACAACTATGACATTCGCAGCTAAAGTTAGTACATTAAAATCTAATGAAGCAATACTTAGAAAACACACATCAGGGACACATCCTAATGATTTTCAAATGTTTCTAGAACTAAGAGAAGCAAATAAATTATTAATAACCCCGATACCAGGTTATTCTACCCATGGAGAAACAGCTTGGCTATCACCATTTACT